CGTAGGTGACGTAAGTCGTCTACCTTATTTTAAGGTTCTCACACGTGGGTGTTCCACGATGTAAAAAGTGAGCTTCTTACTCATGAAAGCAAGAAACTTTGTTAGTAGTGATGTTACAGAAGTCTGTAGTGTCACCACCCAGGCCTATAGTCCTCGCGGACCGCAGGGTCAGCTGTTACTGAAAAGTAACCCGCTGGCTTATAGTAGATATAACTGTTGGCATCCAAAGTTAATCTATTATGACCAAGGTGTTATGAAGACCTCGCGCCCAAAGGTGCGTGATCCTCGTAGCTCTATGCCAACGGCCGTCAACGATGCCCTTAATCAGGCTATTAACGACGCGTCCCGGAAGCTGTACGGACAACTAAGCGACAAAATCGCTGAATATTCCGAGAGCATATTGACACTGAACCAAACGTTCGGCATGGTAGATGGGAAGCTTAAATGGCTCCTATCGACGTTCCGAGCGATCAAGAGGCGAGATTTTCGCGGTTTAAGGAAGCTTTTTAAGAAGTCTTCTGGAAATTCGCGTCGCCTTAAGAGGTTGGAAAGGAGCGGTTCTCGTAATGTGCTTGAGTTCGCCTTCGGGTGGGCACCTGCCGTCGAGGATATTAAAACTCTTCTTCAGCTACCTGTTCCATCCCCAATTCTTCGTGCAAAGTCGCACGCAGAAGGCAAGTACTTTAATGTAATTGTCCTTGATGGGGACCATGGTTACTGGGACTACGTTTTCACAACACGTGAAACGCAGAGGTGGGATGTTCGATGCACCGCTACAGCTGAGCTGCGAGTGGTTGACACCGTTTTTCGTTCCATGCAGTCATATGGGCTTACCAATATGCCGTTGTCGGCTTGGCAGCTCGTTCCTGGTAGCTTTTTGTTGGATAGCGTTCTAAACCTTTCAGGTTTCTTTGAACAGTTTACGGCCCTTCAAGGGACGGTAATTCAAGACGCTAGCACGACAACCACGATCGAGGGTAGTGGAACTATTCAGACTCGAGACCTCACGGCATCGATGAAGAATCAGTTTTATAGGCAGGCGGGGTCTCCCCCGACTCTCCTTACCCCGAGATTCGCCTATTCAGGCGGTTCTGGACGTTGGGAAACAAAGACGAAGAATCGAACGACCTCACTAGTCGGTCATTTCTATCCGTCCTTTCGTCTTCCTGATTTAAGCCCCGGGCGATGTCTTACGACTCTCGCTCTCATCCGCACAGTTCTAATGAAGGACTAGTGCATTTTGCTCTAAGGTGATCAAATGGCTACTATTGCCGATCTGACTATTGCCGACGGTCTCTCGACCCCGGTAAACCGTACGTTTGAGGCCTCTCGGACTCAAAACGCCACCTCACCCTCCCAGTGGGATTACAAAACTGGTGCTTCGAAACTCGCCTGGATTAAACTCCAGCACGACTGTCGCGAAGTGAAGGGGAAGGACTTGACGCGCGAATTCACACGTGTCGAACTTCCTCAGTTGAATGCCGCCGGCGATCTGGACCATTACCTGTCTTCTATGGTAACGTTCAATATTCCGGACAAGGCTACCCAGGCTGCGATCGATGATCTGGTTGCTTTCACCATCAACGCCATTAATGTGGCGGCGATGAAAGCCGCGCTTAAGGCGCGGGCAACCTTCATCTAACGTAACCGAGGTATTGATTATGGAAAACCAGTCAAGGGATAAATCCCGCTTTGATGTCCAAAAGGCACGCTCAATATGCTACCAGGCGGTCTTTGACTGTCTGGAGGCTATTGACACTCCAGTCGCGTTAGGCATATACATCCGCCTACGCGAGCGTTGTTACGTCCTTCCGGATGTACGCCCTATAGACTACAGGTACCCAACACACTACGCGCTCGATATCCAAGCTGTTAGCCTCGTTAAAAAGGCTGGAAATTGGCACCCGGCCTATTCTAGGAAGGATGCTGAAATCTCGGCTTGGAAGAAATTCCGAAGCTGCGAAGTAGCGAATGCCGATACAAATCGGCGCCTATTGCGATTCCGAGTCGATCCTTCGACTCTGTCAGACTCTACACGTATTATAGTGTACAGAGCCCGGCAAATTGTGGAACGCATCGTAAAAAGGGCGCCAAGTATTGGTGATGTATTTCGCTTTGGCCCGGGGTCCACTTATGAACTCCAGGCGAGCTGCTCAACATTGGCAGACAAGGTATCGCAAACTATCGTTCGGTCAACAAAGGCTAATGCCCGTTTCTACACGGAATTAGTGAAGGGATCTATTCTTGACCCTCTCTCTCCTAAATGTTGGCAACAGATCGTCGCCTGTCGCGGAAACCGCTTTGCTGTGGTCCCGAAACAGTTCGATATTGGGCGTCCTGCCTGTATCGAACCTGACGCGAACATCGTTACTCAGCTTGCGCTGGGTGGGATTTTGCGCCGTAGGCTGTACGAAGCTACTTCTATCGATATTACCTCAGCCACTGACGTTCATCGTCATTGGTTACAGTGTATCGACCCTCGGGAGTATGCCACTCTGGATCTTTCATCCGCATCTGACCTTATAAGCTTCGAGCTTGTTCGGTTCCTTGTCCCTAGAGACTGGTTCCTGATGCTATGTGCGTGTCGCTCTCCTGAAACGGAGGTTGGCGCTGATTTCCATGGTATTAAGGGCTTTAAAGGAAACGTATGGCTTAAAAACCAGAAGTTTTCCTCGATGGGTAATGGCTTCACATTTGAGCTCGAAACAATCCTGTTTTGGGCCCTCGCTCGGGCAACCGAGGAGTATGTTGAAGAGACAAATGCAGAACGGGCGAGGCCGTTCTTTCCCCTTATGTTTGGCGACGATCATATCATGTCCCCAAAGGGTGCTGCGTTCCACTGCAGTGTCCTGGAAGAGCTTGGTTTAGAAGTCAATCGTAAGAAAACGTTTCTGACTGGCCCATTCCGTGAATCATGCGGGGTGGATAGGTGGGATCGCATCGATTGCCGTCAGATTTACTTAGACGGTGATATAGATGGCAAAAAAGAAGTCCTTATCTTCGCCAACAAAATCGCAGAGATCTCCGAGAAACTTTTCGGAGCTCATCCGCGACAGACGCGTTTTAGGCGTGCTTGGAGTAGGGTTGCTGGTATCCTTGGGAATTCCGTTCCCCGAGGCCCTGCCGGTCATCCTGAAACTTTTCTCCATGACGTCCGGGATTGGGTGATATCGTATAATACCCGTAGGCACGGACCCTGGGTCACCTGTATTAAAGGGTGGCTTTGGGTTCCGAATACGGATATTCCTGATCAGCTGAAGTTTCCGGCTGAATCAGAGGGACCGCAACTCGCATACGCCCTAATTGGTGGGCAAAGCGAGGGGTCTCTTATACGATCTGCTATAACGCGACCGGTTCAACACTGGTTTCGTATTAGTGGGCTTGATCAATCATCATTAAACTCGTGGTTGGATACCACGCGATGATTAACGAACGAACTCCTTCTTTGGTTAAAACCTTAATGGAGCCCTAAC